TTAGATTAGCAGCACGAATAGCTGACCTTAGAAACGATGGAATGAACATAAAAACAACCATTGTTAAGCTAAAAAATAAGAAGCAAGTAGCACAGTATTCAATTAATTAGGTTATCTTCGTACAAAGGATGTAGGATATCCTAACTAAAACTTATTGGCTCAAAGCTGAAACCCTAATCCTACTGGGGTGGATGCCGAGAGCCTTTTTTATTTTATGGCTAAAGACCCAGCAGTGTTATTTTACACAAGCGATTTTCTTAGTGGCACTTTTACAATGGATAATGAACAGGTTGGCAAATACATTAGACTTTTGTGCTTACAACATCAAAAAGGCAAATTAAGTGAAAAGGATATGCTAAGCATATGTAAAGCATATGATAATGAGATTTGGGATAAATTTAAAGTTCAAGATGGTTTATACTACAACGAAAGAATGTTTAATGAAACCATTAGAAGGCAAAAATTTAGTGAAAGTAGAAGAAATAATGCTAAATCACTTAAAAAAGAAAGCACTAGCGAAGCATATGCTGAGCATATGGAAACTGAAACTGAAAATAGAACTATAACTATAAATGAAAATATAAATATAGATTTTGAATGGTTTTGGAATGATTATGATAAAAAGGTAGGGGATAAGCAAAAGCTAAAAAAGAAGTGGAATAAATTAACCGATATAGAAAGGCAAAATGCAATGAATTATATTGACCTTTACAAACAATCAGTACCAGACAAGCAATTCCGTAAAAACCCAGAAACCTTTTTAAACAACAAATCTTGGAACGATGAAATCATTAACCGAAGTATTACCCCAATCCATAAACTCTCTTACGCAGAACGAGAGGCTAATGCACTTAGAAGTCTATAACAAACTTGAACCAGATGAATTAAAGGTTGTGGTTGCTTTAGATACAATGAGTGTTAGCAGATGCTCACCTATTGAGGTTAAAGAACATTTAAAGACCTGTATTGCATTAAGCGGATGCCAAACACCAACAATAGAACTATTTCAATTTTTATGCGAATTTGTAATTAAAAACTATGGTAACTTTAAACTAAAAGAATTAGGAGTAGCTTTTGAACTTTACGCAATGGGGAAATTATCAGTTGACAAAGCAATTATGTTTACACCTAAATTCTTTGGTGATGTGATGGCAGCTTATAAGCCAATAGCTTTACAAGTAAGACAAAAGACCTATGTAGAACCGCAACCAATAGAAGTGCCTAAAATCAATGATGATGAAATTATTGAGGCATTGTACGAAAACTGGAATAAGTCTGCTAAAAGAGGCTGGGAATTACTAAATACTATGGCTTTTGATGTACTATGGAAACGAAAGGAACTAAACAAGGAGAACCTAAGCCAAGAGAAGGCAGACCAAATAAAGAAAAAGATTATAGCACATTACAAGGTAACGGCTAAAACACCTAAAGACTTGGAGAAATTAAATAACGAAATATTTATCAAAAACGAGTGCAAAAGATATACTTTGTACTTATTTTTACAAAACCAATTATAGCCACCTCAAGAATTAAATATTTTTAACCAAGATAGTAATTAGGGAACTTGGGGTGGTTTTTTAAACTTATGAAACAATTAACATTTATTTACGAATTGCTAAAGTTTACGCTTATTAGTGTTCCTTTAGCTTGTTGCATTTATTTAACTGCACATTTATACTTTGAATTAAAACGATTGATTAAATGACAGGAATAGACAACAACATTGAGGTTAAATTAATTTACTTAGATACAAAAGAAGAAATATGGTTTAGGTCAATAGCAAAGGCAATTAGGTTTTTAGGTACTGACTATAAAACAATTATGACTTATATGAACCCAATAAACAAGAAACGATACAAGCATAACGATAGATTATGTGTTGTTAGATTGAAAAAGTAACCCTAATTTTGCTTTATGCCATTGATACCTTTACCTAAGTTGTTAGAAAAAACCCAAAAGGTAGTTAATGCGTATATAAGAAAACGAGATGAAGGGTTACCTTGTATTAGTTGCGGAAGCTACAATGGTAATCAAGCTGGACACTACTTTACAGTTAAGGGATATTCGGCATTAAGGTTTAACGAATGGAATATCCATTTACAATGTGCTGGGTGCAATATGTTTAAGCACGGCAACCAAGCAATGTACCGAATTGGACTTGTAGAAAGAATAGGTGAAAAAGCGGTGAAGGAGTTAGAGTTTGAAGCGGTAAACAATAGGCTAAAGAAATGGACAAGAGCAGAATTAATAGAATTAATAAATAAATATGGCGAAGCTAAGTAACACAGGAAAAGTATCCTTTGGCAAAAGAAAGTGTGGCAAGTACAAAAAGACATCTGGTCCAAAGGACAAGCCAGTTAAACCATATCGTAAACAAGGTAAATAATGAAAGACACTTACGGCAAGAAACTATATACCTGTAAATGCGGTGCAATAACCGAAGGATATCTTTGGTTCGGTAAGATAAAAGAAACCCAATTTGAATGCACTAAGTGTGGCAAATGGGTAGGATATGACAATTTAGAGAAGAAAGTAGATAGTATTATTTCAATACGAACTCCAACAAAAAACCGATAATGAACATCAACGAAATCAAACCTAATCCCAACAACCCAAGAAAGATTGATGGGGATGACTTTGCTAAGTTGGTTAAGTCTATTCAAGAAGACCCAAAGTTACTTGAAGCAAAACCTTTAATTATAGATGAGAACAATGTAATTTTAGGAGGCAATCAAAGGTATCGTGCTTGTTTAGAATTAGGCATCCAAGATATACCTGTGATTAAAATGCCTAACTTAACAAAGAAAGAGAAAAAGAAATTACTTGTAATTGATAATACTCACTATGGAATGTGGGATATGGATATGTTAGCAAACGATGATTGGGAAGTTGGAGATTTATGCGATTGGGGAGTTAACGTTGACTTCTTAGTTCCAACAAATGAAGAACCAAAAGCAATAGACAATACTAAAAAAGGAAAGGTTTGCCCTAATTGTGGCATATCTTTGTAATACAGGTAAAATACAGGTAACTTATGGCATTCCCAAATATAGAAACACAATTCACTAAAGGAGTAAGCGGAAACCCTAATGGTAGACCTAAAGGTGTGCAAAATAGTAAGACTCGTTTACTTAGATTACTTGAATTAGTACAAAAGAAACGCAACCCAATAACAGGCGAAGAAGAAGATTTTACAGTGCTTGAGTTGATGGATATGCAAATGATTAGCAAAGCATTAAAAGGCGACCAAAGAGCCTATGAAGCAGTAGTAGATAGATTAGAAGGTAAACCAAAACAAACAACCGACATTAACGCTGATGTTAGAGGTAATGTCCAAATTATAATAGAACCAGATGCAGGATGTGAACCAATTAAAGATTAGAGGAACACCTGTCTTTTATGCTAATAAAAATGCATATGAGGAAGGTTATCCAATAATTTGTAATGAAGGAGGCTCAAGGTCAAGCAAAAGCTATTCCGTTGTTCAGTTGCTAATTCATATTGCTTCAAGCAAACCCAATACAAGAATTTCGTGTGTATCTCATTCTTTACCACATATCAAGCGTGGAGTTTATAGGGATTTTAAAATGATAATGGAGCAATGGAATTTATGGGATGAAAGTAGTTTCCGTTATACTGATTTCATTTATACGTTTAAGAACGGCTCTTATATTGAGTTATTTGGTCTTGAAGACCCTGATAAAGCAAAAGGACCAGCAAGGGATATATTATTCGTAAACGAGGCAAACCTTATTAGTAAGGCATTGTTTGACCAGCTTTTGATTCGTACAACTGGACAAGCATTTTTAGACTGGAATCCAGCCGACTTTATTTCTTGGGTATATGAGGTAGCTGATAACCCAAAGAACAAGCGCATCCATTCTACATACTTAAACAACATAACTAACTTAAGCGAAAGCCAAATAAAAAACATTGAGCAATACAAAGACTTGCCAGATGACTTTATGTGGAAAGTATACGGCTTAGGAGAAAGAGGAGCAGCAAAAGAGATTGTCTATACTCAATGGAAACAATACGATGAAGCACCAGATGGCGATGTGTTCTATGGATTAGACTTTGGTTATGTTCACCCAGCTGCATTAGTTAAGGTTACGCATCACGAAGGACAAAACTACTTTGAGGAAATAGTTTATCAAAGCGGATTAACTTTAAGCGACCTATCAAGATTGATTAAAGAAAAGCTACCAGAACGTGCCACAATCTATGCCGATGCAGCAGAGCCTAAATCTATTGAGGAACTTTACCGACAAGGGTTTAACATTAAACCAGCCGTCAAAGATGTATGGGCAGGTATAGTAAAGATGAAATCTTATCCAATAAACTTACATTACAATAGTAAAAATCTAAGAAGGGAGTTTATGTCTTACAAATGGAAAAAGGATAAAAACGATAACGTAATTGAAGAACCTGTAAAGGCAAATGATGACTTGATGGATGCTTGTAGGTATGCCGTGTTTACGCATTTAACCAAGCCTAAATTTGAGGTGTCGGTATTTTAGGATAAATTGTCTAACTTTGTTAAAATTCATATATAATGGGATTACTTGACTTTTTTACTAAAAGACAAAAACTATCAACTGTTTTACCACAGATACCTTTTAACGGACAAGTTGCAATACAACAAGGGATAATAACTTGGCAAGGTGGAGATAATATTAGCTTTGTTCGTGATGGTTATTCAGCTAATGACATAGTTTATTCTATCGTAAAGTTAATTACAGATAAAGCAAAACTTGCTCCATTCCACGTTTACAAAGTTGTTGATGAAGTATCTGCTAAAAAATACAAGGCTTTAATGAGCCAACCAGATAAGATTGAGAACTGGAAAGATGTAGAAAAGCTACATAAGAAAGCATTTGAATTATATACAGGCGATGCAAGATTAAACGAGTTATTAAAATATCCAAATGAAGATGATACTTTTGGTGATTTCGTAGAGGCTTGGTGTGCGTTTAAGTTAATCACTGGTAACTCTTTCATTTACGCAAAGATGATTGAAGGTGGGAATAACAACGGCAAACCTTATGAGATGTACGTGCTACCTTCTCAATATATGTACGTGTTAGCAAACATTCAAAATTTCCCTCCAACTATTAGCGGTTACCAATTAAATTATGGTCCACTTTGGAACTTTACTAAACAAGAAATATTACAAGATAAATACTTTAATCCGCAATGGAATACAACTGGCAATCAACTGTATGGTCAATCTCCTTTAATGGCTGCTGCGAAAAACTTGACTCGTTCAAACGAAGCGAAAACTGCAGCTGTTGCTTCTTTCCAGAATGGTGGTCCAGCTGGAGTTCTTTTTATGAATGATGAACGCTTTGACCCAATTAGTGGAACACAACAAGCACAAGCACTTAAAAGAGCAGTAAGCGAAAAAGGTGGCTCTGCTAACTTTAATTCAATTGCGGTTAGTGGCTACAAAGTAGATTGGAAACAAATCGGATTGAGTCCTGTTGAATTAGATATTATTGAAAGTGAGAAGTGGGATATGAAAGCACTTTGTAATATTTACGGAGTACCTGCTCAACTTTTAAACGATAGCGATAATAAGACTTATAACAACCAAAGAGAAGGCGAAAAAGCATTGACATTGCGTTGTGCTATTCCTTTGCTTACAGGTATTAGAGATAACTTAAATCGTAAACTACATTCTGATTGGGGTTATCGTGGAACTGATATTTATGTTGACTTTGATGCAAGTGTTTACGGAGAATTAGAAGCAAACAAATCGGAGCAAGTAGAATGGTTAGATAAGGCTTGGTGGATTGCACCAAAGCAAAAGATGGATATAATGGGATTAGAGATTCCTGATTACATTGACCAAACAGAAATGGAAAAATTATATATTCCATCAAGTTTACAAAGTCCAGATGAGTTCCAACCATTAACACTACCTGAATAATGATTTGGCAAGATTATAGGAAACTATACTTAAACGCAATAAAAACCTACTCACCTAAGTTCAAGAAAGAACTACAAAGGCAAGTGGATACTTATTGCGATACCCAAGATTTAAACGCTATAAGCGATAAGAAGATAAAAAAGACCATCCAAAACGTTCATATTGCAATGGGCGTTAAGATGGCACAAATTGCCGAGAAGAATGTTTCTAAATCGGTTAAAGGTTATTACGGACCAGAGGAGTTTAAAAGTAAGCAAACTGATTTGTTTACTTATGTGATGCTGACTTATCTTGAACTAAAAGGCTTAGACAATATTGCTGCCGAAATAACGCAAACAACAAAGAACCAAATTCAACAATACTTAATGAAGTCTGTTGAAGAAGGTTTGACAATGCAAGAAACAATCAAGCTATTAAGAACGGCTGGTATAACGGATTACAGAGCCGAGATGATAGCAAGAACGGAAACAGGTAGAGCAGCAAACATAGGCTCAATGGTAGGCACGGCATCCACAGGACTTGTAACTATGAAAGAGTGGATAGCAGCAAGGGATAACCGAACAAGACGAGTTCCGAGAGATATGTTTGACCATTATCATATGGATGGAATAAAAGTAGCATACGATGAAAAATTTAATGTTAAGACTAAGAATGGAGGTTTTGAGCAAATGTTACATCCTTGCGACCCAAGTGGAAGTGCTGGGGATGTTATCAATTGCCGTTGTACGTTAGGTTACGAAGCCGTGCGAGGCGAAGATGGAAAGCCAAAAAGATTACAAGATAACCCACCCAGAGGGGATATGGGGTTGGTGTGGAATCTAATAAATAACGTGGCTTTGATGCAAATTTCTAACTTAATAAGAGATTTGTTAGCAGATTAAAAAAAATTAATAACTTTGTTATATGAGTAAGATTGAAAACAAAAGCTACAATGATATGATTTTGGATATAGAGCCAGAATCAAGAACAGTTAAAGCGTGTTGGTCAAGAATTGGAAACGTTGATTTAGACAATGATATTATTGTTGCTGAAGCGTTTACCAAGACTATCAAAGAACGTGGACCAAAAGGCAAAAATATGATTTGGTCTTTAGTAGACCACAAAGCTGATATGGCACACACTTTGGGTAAGCCTAAAGAGTTATACATTGAAGGCGATATGCTTGTTGCGGTTACTGACTTAATAGAAACTGAATGTGGCGAAGATGCTATCAAGTTATATGAAGCTGGTTTAATCAATCAACATTCAATAGGTTTTAGTACGTTAAAGTCAGATGTAAACCAAAAGACTGGTGTGCGTACAATTACCGAATTAAAACTATATGAAGGTTCAGCGGTTCTTTGGGGTGCTAATCCAGAAACACCAACATTGGGTTTCAAGGGTGAGTTCAAAGAAACTAAAGAAAACTTATCAATGAGATTAGAAAACTTAATCAAGGCATTTAGAGGTGGTACATTCACAGATGACACCTTTGCTTTGATGGAGATTCAAATAAAACAAATACAAGCCGAATTATTAAGTTTGGAGATTACTGAAACAATCACTCAATCCGAGCCATCAATTGAGCCGACACCAGTGGTAGAAGAAAAGAATAACGAGGAAGTATTGAAGGCAATTAAACAATTTAACAATCTATTTAAAAAGTAAAAATGGAAAATTTAATCAATGAAATGGCTGAGAACCTTAAAGGTTTTCAAGCTAATGCAGAAGCACAAATTAAAGAAGTGTCTGCACAAGTAACTGTTGTAAAAGACGAGTTACAAAAACAAATCGATGGTCAATTAGCTGCTCAAAAGAAAGCTGAGAAGAAAGAAGTAAAATTCATCGACCAAGTTATCTTAGAGAAATTAGATGGCAATTTCGATGCAATGGAGAAGTCTTTAAAGAACAATGGTAAGTATCGTTTAGATTTAAGCGATGTTAAGACAATGACTTTAAGTGGTAACTTAACTGGTGATGCACAAGCATCTTATGCTCCTAATCCAGCTATCCAACCTTCTCAAAGTTTAAACTTTAGAGATTTAATCCCAACTGTAAGAAGCGAAAGCGGTCTTTATGTTTACTATCGTGAGAATAGCGGTTTGACTAACAATATTGCTGCTCAAACTGAAGGTTCTAACAAAGGTGAGAACAACTACTCTTTGACTGAAGTTAAAGTTGTTAACGATTACCTTGCTGGTTTCTCTACTTTCTCTAAGCAAATGTTAAAGTCTTTACCATTTATGACACAGACTTTACCAAGAATGTTACAAAGAGATTTCTTCAAGGCTGAGAACGCTGCATTTTTCTCTACTGTATCTGGTGCTGCAACAGGTTCAACTACAACTGCTGAAACTAACGATTTGTTACAATTAGTAGATTATATCGCAAACCAAAAACAAGCAAACTTTGTAGCTTCATTTGCATTAGTATCTGAAACTCAAATGGCTCGTTTATTGAAAGCAACTATCGCTGCTGGTTACTATGCTGGTGCTGGTAGTGTTATTGTTAACCCTAATGGTGGTATCACAATCTGGGGTGTTCCAGTTGTTGCTGCATCTTGGGTAACTGATGACAAAGTATTAATCTTTGATAACAGTTACTTAGAAAGAGTTGAAGTTGAAGGTTTAGCTATTGAGTTCTCTTATGAGAATGGCGAAAACTTCCAAAAGAACTTGGTAACTGCTCGTATTGAGTGTTACGAAGACATCAACTTAATGTTGACTACTTCTGCAATCTTTGCTGATTTAGGTAACGTATAGTTCTAATGGTTTAGTAAATAATGACCCCTGCCAATTCGGTGGGGGTTTTTTATTGGAATAAATTAAGTAATTTTGTAAAAAAAGGATATGTCTTATTCTAATTATATAAATGACTTTAGTGCAATGCCTTTGGGTTCTACTTGTGAGCCTGTAACCTTAGCAGAAGCTAAAAGTTATGCAAGAATAACAACTAACGCAGAAGATGCACTAATTGAAATTATGATTAGTTCTGCAAGAGAAGCGGTTGAAGTAGCTACAGGATTGAGTTTAATCCAAAAGGAAATAGTTGTATTTTTTAACAATGTAAGCGGCAATTTCCCAATACCATTTGGTCCAGTAAATATCAACACATTTCAATTGTATGATATGGGTCAAGATGGGTTAGAAATAGAAAGCCCAGATTATGATTTAATTGGTGGAATACATCCTACATTGGGTTTCCCAAGATATGCTAATCTAAAGGCTACATATTTCGCTGGTTCTACAACAATTCCTAAAGACCTTAAATTAGCCATATTAGACCAAATATCTTATGACTATGAAAATAGAGGTTTAGATAGTGATTCTGGTATTTGTGAGAAGACTTGGAAAGCGTGTCAAAGATGGACAAGAATAAGCCCAATTTTATAATATGAAGTTAGGAAAAGCGAAAGCAAACTACGTTGATGCCAACACGATGACTCGTGAGGTTAAAATCTATGCTGCCACAAGAACAAGTGATGGTCAAGGTGGGTACACTACCACATTTGCCCTACAAAGCACAGTTTGGGGTGATTTAAGACCAGATAATCAAAATCGTGCAATAGATGACTTAGAATTGCAATTCGACCAAAGAAGCGTACTTTTTGTTCGTTTTGGGGTTACAATAAATAGCACCTACGAAGTTGAGGTAGAAGGTTCAAGATACACAATACATTCTGTTAAGAACGTTGAGAACCAAAATAGGTTCTTGGAGTTAATAATTTACAAATAATGGCATTTGGAATTGACTTATCTGGCATCCCAAGACTTGAAAAAAAGTTAAATGATATTACCAATAGCATAGCAACCGATTTGGCTGAAGAAATATCTGCATCTGCTTTAAAGATTGAAAAACAAGCTAAAAGAAATGCACCTACAAATATGGGTACTTTAAAGCAAAGCATACACGCTACATCTAAAGATAAGTTAACACATTATGTAGAAGTTGGAGTATCTTATGGTGCATATCTTGAATTTGGCACAGGTGGTAAGGTTTCGATACCTGCTGGTTATGAAAGTTATGCTGCAACATTTAAAGGTAATAAAGGTGGTAGTTTAAATGATATGATTGAAGCCTTAACTTTGTGGGTAAAAAGAAAAGGATTAGCTGGTACTTATAGCGTAAAAAGTGGTAGAAGATTAGGTGGGAAAGCAGTAAAAGCATCACAAGATGAAAAGTTGGCAAGGTTCTTAGCTATTAAAATATTGAAGAATGGAATTAGACCACAACCATTTTTAATACCAGCTTATGAAGCAGAAAAGCCTAAATTAATAGAAAGATTAAAAAAGATATTAAATGCTAAATCCTAATATAGAAATAAAGAAATGGTTTTTTACCAACTTGGCAAGTGCAAGTGGGTTGGTTGTTTACGATGGTTTTGCTCCAGAAGGTGCAGGTGATGAGTATATTGTAATGACTGGAAGGACATCAAGCCAAGAACAAGGTAAAGCTGGTTATACAAATAGTATTTCAATCGTAGTTGATATTATTACAAAAAATGCTAACTTTGGTTATAAACGTGCTGAAACTATAAGCGATTTAGTGTTGGAAGATATAAACTCGGATACAACAATAACCCTATCAAATGGGTTTAGTGCATCAAGTTTAAGTGTAGAAAGTATAAGGAATTTAGATGGCTTAAACCCTTTAGATAACGTTTTTAGAGTATTGATAACTTATAACATTATAATAACACAAATTTAAAATTAAATAAAATGGCAGAAACAAAAGTAAGCGCAAGAGATTATATTCTTTTAGCTGACATAAACAATGATGGAACATTCAAGCCTGTTGCTTGTTTGACTACCAACTCATTAACATCGACTAATGACACAATAGATGCAACATCTAAGTGTGGTAACGAGTACACTCCAGCTCCTTCTTTTTCTCAATCTTTTGATTGTGAAGGTTTTGCGATTGATGAAACAGGTACTCCAGCTAAAGATAGCTACCAACAATTATATGCTGCTCACGCTGCTAAAACTTTATTCGCAATTAAAATGGGTAAAGCAGTTCCATCTTCAGGTGATATCACTTATGGTGGTGCTGGTCAATTAGTGTTTATTAGCGATTTCGGTGTAACTGCTGACGATAAAGATGATGTTAAATTTACTGCAACTTTCGTAGTAAGTGTTCCTCCTATCACACAAACTGAAACTGTATAATAAATAAAAAACTATGTACGAATTAAAGACTGACAACAACACAATCCACTTAAAGTGGGGAACTTGGGCTATGAAAAGGTTTTGCGAATTAGAGAATAAAAATCTAATGCAACTAATTGAGGTTTTATCTGGAGGCATTTATGACTTAGATACAATCGTTCATATTGTTCAAGCCGCAGCAGAAAGTGGATACAAGAGCCTTAAAAAGCCTATTGACTTTGATGAATTTGATGTGTGCGAATGGATAGACCAAGTTGGTGGGTTATCGGCAAAAGATGGACAATTAGTTGAGTTTATGAAATATATGCAAGACTCAATGACTCCAGATTTAAAGCCAGAAAAGGAAACAGACGAAAAAAAAAATTAGGGTTTTATAGTTGGGACTCAATAATTATTCTCGCTATTGAAGTTGGCTTAACGATTAACGAGTTTTGGCAATTGACGTGGCGAGAATTTTTGTTGTATAAAACGGCTTATCAAAACAAAGAAGTAAGGGAATGGGAAAGAACAAGGATGGTTGCTTATTTGATTTATAAAGTAAATACAAGTGAGAAAAGTCCAAAGAGTTTAAAATCATTTTTCCCTTTGCCAAGTGATGAAGTTGAAGATGATAAGCCAAAGTTGACACAAGAACAATTGGCAAGGACTTTAAAGTTGTATGGAGTAAAATAATAAAATGGCACAAGAAACGTTAAAACTAACAATAACCGCTGACACGGCAGAAGCGTTAGCAAATTTGAATAACTTTATAAAGACATCTAAAGGCTTAAAAACCGAGATGCAAAACTTTGGTAATGTTAGCGGACAAGCCACAAATGCTTTAACAAACTTATCAAGGGTTGCACAAGATGCTCCTTATGGATTTATAGGTATTGCGAATAACTTAAACCCATTATTAGAATCGTTTCAAAGACTAAGTAAAGAGGCTGGTGGTTCAGGTGCTGCTTTAAAAGCAATGGCTGGTGGTTTAATGGGTCCAGCAGGTATTGGTTTAGCTTTAGGTGCGGTTTCATCTTTAATTGTTGCATTTGGACCAAAATTAGCTGATTTTATAAGTGGCACAAATGAAGCATCTAAGGCTGAAGATAAGTTTGCACAAAGTTTAAGAGATGCAAGAGCCGAAGCAAGTGAAACAGGAATAAGATTACAAGCATATTTATCTATAAGTGAAAATGCAAATGTTAGTGAGCAAAAAAGAGCAGAGGCATTTAAAGCAGTTGTAACTGAATTAAGCAAGGTAAATAAAGCATATGCATCAACAATTACAACTGTTGACCAAGCAAGAGTAGCAGTTGATTTATATACTCAATCTTTAGTAAATCAAGCAATTACTACAAGATACATTGATGAAATTGCTAATAAAACAATTGCTTTAGCTGAAGCAAATAAAAGAATAATACAAACAGGAAGGGAATATTATGCAACTTTAGAGTCAACTAAATTAGCTATTAATGGTTATGCAGACGCATCTGTTTATCAAGCAAGTGCAATTGCTAAAGCAAAGGATGCTAACATAGAGGCAAGAAATGAAGCATTGGCATTAAGAAGTGGAATTATAGGTTTAAGAACTTCAGTAAATGATTTATATGTTGCTGCTACTAAAGACCCTTTTTTCACATTTACTAAAGGCGCAAATGAGACAACAAAAGCAACTGATAAGGCAACAAAAAGTATTGAGAAATTAGGTAAACAAGCAAGGGTTTTAAAGGTTAGTACAACTCAAATTATACAAACCGAAAATGAAATAAAAACACCTGCAACACCAAATAGGCTAAGTAAGGATTTACCAATGTTTGCGCAACAATATAATGCTGAACAAATATTTAAAAATGAAGCGGCATTAAAAGCATACAATACTCAATTACAATTAGCAAACGGAATTACTGATACAATTACACCAGCATTTGAAGCAATGTTTCAAGCTATGGCAAATGGTGAAAATATAGGTAAAGCATTGGAACAATCATTTAAACAAATTATTGCTCAATTGACTGCAATGATTATTAAGGCTTTAATATTTAAAGCTGTTATGACTGCTTTAGGATTGCCAACTGTAGGTGGAGGTGGAGGTTTAACAAGTTTGGCAAGTGATTTTGGCTCTACTCAAAATGGAGGTCAATTTGTATTACGAGGACAAGATTTATTATTGGCTACAAATAGAGCGCAAAAGGCATCTAATCTTAAAGGACAAAACATTAGTTTAGCATAATGGCATACGGATTAAGATATACAATAACACAAGAGTTAAGAGATGGAACATCATTAATAGTTAAGATATATGAAAAAAGCTATGTTGGTGCAACTGTTACTCCATATATAGGAACAAATGTTTCTTTAGTACCAAATGCTACAAATGAAGACCCAATTGCTTCTATAATATCTTCGCAGTTAAATGTGTCTTTTATTATTTCCGACCAAGATGATTACGATAATTTCCCTGACTTATTAAACTTTGATGAAACAAAATATTACGTTGAATTAGTTATTGATAATGTAATCAAATGGAGGGGTTTTTTACTTAACGATTATATACAAGTTCCATTTACAACAGGTAACCAAGAAGTAAGTATGGCTTGTATTGATGGACTTTCGTTTTTAAGGTACATATATTATGATGGTGATGTAAATACAAATTCATTAATTAAATTAATTGATATTATTGGTATTTCTTTAAATCAATTGCCATTTGAAGATATGATATACATTTATGCTTGTTGTTCTTACTATGCAGATGGAATGTTTGATAGAGGTGATGCTGGTGGAGATGAACCATTTAGTCAAACTTATCAATATAAAAGAGATTTTTATAAATTAGATTATTACACTATTTTAGAAAATATAATTAAGACTTTTGGTTGTAGATTATTCCAAGCAAATGGGAATTGGTATATTTTACCAATGAATCAACAGGCTGAAACAATTTATTATACAAGATATGTTGTTGAAGATGCGCCAACTGTAAGTGGTAATGGTACATTAACAAATACAATAAACATTCAACCTTATCAAGATGGTAATGTTCATTTTGTAAATAATAATCAAACTAAAATAGTTAGAAAAGGATTCCCAACTATTGAATCAACTTTGCCGTATAATTACGCTGCAAATTATATATATAATGGAACTTTTAAATTTACTACTGGTTCTGGTTCTTCATTAAGAGCAAATGGTTGGAGTGAGTTTGAGGTTTCGCCATCAAGAGCAACTTTGGTTGTATTACCAGAAGACCAATCAAATAGATATGAAATATTTTATTTAGGTGGTGGAAATGCTTATATACAAAACTATTTTGCATTGCCTACTGCGTATGAATATTTGCCAAAAATGTATGGCACAAGTGCTTCTTTATCTTTTGAATATCAATCTCAAAATGCTGGTGCTAAAATAAGAGTTTATATAACTGCTTTTATTGGTGGAACAACATACTATTTAAAAAGTGATGATACTTGGAGTACAACATCAAATTTTAGAGATATTACATATACAACATACAACTCATATATTTCAAGTAATATAGAAATACCTATGGGTCTTTCACAAGCATTAGGTATAACTATTGAAGGATTAATAGGTGTTAAATTTGAAGCAGCTAATGGTGCAGTTGGTGGTTACATTAAAAATGTAAAATTAACACAAGGCGATGCTTCTATTAAAGAAGTTGTAATAACAAGAAATATTGGTGCTACATCTCAAATAGCAACAGATATAGATATTCCTTATAGTGCTATATATCCATATGAAGGAGCATCACCAATACAAAATAATGTGGGTTTATTATTTGATGAAGATGGTGTTATATTAAGAGATTGGTACAGATATGGATATCCACCAGAAGATTTTGGTATGTTGGCTGAATTAGTTATGCGACAATATTCAAACTTATTAAGTAAGAATATAGCTACTTTAGAAGGCGATTTAGGTGCAATATCAGGCACAAATGGGTTTATTTATCTTGATAAAACATATACAATACAAGATTCAAGCACAAATGCTTTGTCTTATAATAACAAAAAGTTTTTAATAAATAGGCTTACATCAACTCCATATTTGGATGAAACAAGTCAAATACAACTTTTAGAGATTACTATGGTTGATAATGCTTCTACTGCTACTGTTGATTATATTGGGGATGTTACCTTAGAAACTCCAAAAAGATATTTTAATAATGCGTAAATTTGTAATATGGCAGCAGTAATTGGAAATAATGTAATGCTTTATTGGCATAGAACAGATGTAGAACCAGAGGTTGACGTAGCTTTTGCGTGTAGTACAAGTTGTACGTTTAATGTAAACATTGACCAAAAAGAGGTAACAAGCCAAACAAGTGCTTGGTTTAGAGAATATAAAAACGATGTGGCTACTTGGAATGTAACCTGTGATGGGTTAATTACTTTAAGTGGTTTTTCATATTTGTTTATGCTTGAAAAGCAGTTAGCAAGAGAGCCAATAGAGATTAAGTTTGTTGTTGATAATGGAGTTGATGGATTGGTTATTATTAACGGAACTTGTAATATATCAAGTTTAGCAATAAACGCACCCCAAAAGGATGTGGCTACATATAACATAAGTTTACAAGGTAGCGGAGTATATGGAATAACAGGAACAACTGTTGACCCAGAAGGAGTTATCATAGTTGGTTCAAACCCTGTTAAAACAAAAGGTTACACGGCAATAGGAGGGGAAACATCAATTACATTTATTGACACAATAGGTTATTCTTGTCTTTACGTTTCAAGAGGTGGTGTGGATGCACAAAACATTTTAACAACAGGAACTGCAACAGGTGATGATGTTAAGTTTGTAAGTGCGACAGGGGTATTGACTTTTGGTAGAGTTTTGGTAGCAGGGGAATATATTAGAGCATTATTTCAATAAAATATTATGAGTCAAATTCAAGTAACTGGCGAAGCAAAAATAAGAACATTAACTGGTGCATTAACTGCAACTGCTGGGGTTGTTACTTCAGTTCCTTTAGGTGATGCAAATGGGGTAGCTACTTTAGGAGCTGATGGAAAAGTACCATCTGCTCAATTACCAACTTTAGGTTCTTCATATAAGGGAACTTGGAATGCTGCTACTAATACACCTTACATTGTAGATGGTGTTGGTACGGCAGGGGATTATTATTTAGTTAGTACAGGTGGTACTTGGAATGGTATAGTATTCGTTGTAGGTAACACAGTAATTTATTCAGGAAGTATTTGGCAAAGAGCTGGTGGTGGAACTGGGACAGTAACTTCGGTTGGTCTTTCTGCTCCTGCTGCTTTTTCTATTACAGGTTCACCAATTACAGGTGCAGGTACTTTAGCAATAGCTGGTGCAGGTACTGCTAATGATTATATAAAAGGGGATGGCACTTTAGGTGTATTTAGTAGTGCAGCAGTCGCTTCAATAACTGGAGGAGCATCTACCATAGCTACAAGCAATTTAGATACATCAAAGGCTTTAAATTCTAACTCAAGTGGTAAGGTTGTAGCTAATATAACAACAGCTACTGAATTAGCTTATTTAAGCGGTGTAACTTCTAACGTACAAACACAATTAGATGCAAAAGGTCCTTCTTATACTTTAGGAAGTGTTAGCTCATCGCCTACAAGCGTATTGGTTATTACTGGTTCAGGTGCGCCTGTTAATGGCTCATTGACTTTTACTGTTAACTTAGCTTCAGGTAGTCAAAATGGATATCTTTCTTCTACTGATTGGACAACCTTTAATAATAAACAAAATGCTTTAGGATTTACTCCTTATAATGCAACAAACCCTGATGGTTTTATTAATTCAAGTGGTACTGCGGCTGCAGTTTCAAGAACAGTTTCAGGTACAAATACTGCTGAATTAGTTAGAGGCAATATGGCTGACAATGACCAATTTAGAATATTAATAGGCGGTACAGGTACAAATTCAGGTTATGTAGAAATAGCAACTGCAGATGATGGTACAGAGCCTATTTATGTAAGACAATATACAGGTGTATTTAGTTCAATTACAAGAACTGCTACACTTTTGGATAGTTCAGGTAACACATCATTTCCTAATAATTTAAGTGCTGCAAACTTTAGTGGGTCATCAAGTGGAACAAACACAGGAGACCAAACTTTAGCAGGTTTAGGTGGGCAACCGCAATTAAATGGAACAGGATTTGTAAAGGCTTCAGGTACTTCAATAAGCTATGATAATAGCACTTATTTAACTACATCATCTGCTGCAAGTACTTATTTGACTATATCAAATGCTGCAAGTACTTATTTCCCTTTTAGTGGTGGAACTATTACTGGAGCAACTAATATAAATGGTTTATTGAGAAATTATAATGTTTATAATACTCAAACATCAAGTTATACTTTAGTATTAGCTGATGCAAGTAAGATTGTAGAAATGAACGTAGGTAGTGCTAATACAGTTACAGTACCTACTAATTCAAGCGTTGCTTTTCCTATTGGAACTGAGATTACTGTAATGCAATACGGAGCAGGTAATACTACAATAGTAGCTGCAAGTGGTGTAACATTTAGAAGCAAAGATTTTAGTACACGAATTGGCGACCAATACACAGGTGCTACTTTAATCAAAAGAGATACAAATGAATGGTATTTAATCGGTAATATTCAACCATAATGAAGTTAGTAAAACAAGGAATAATAATGTCAGCTAATGCAGGTACACCAACTTACATTGAAATTGTCAACTCCTCTTTGGATATTGAAATAGCAAATGTATATATTGGTGCGACTTTAATGCAGGTTTGGAGTGGTATATTACCTAATACAACAGGTAATGGAACTACTTTAAAAGTACCTTTAGGTGTAACTATTCCTAATTATTACGATATGACTATTTACTATGGTGCATCGTCAACAGGTCAAAGAATAACATTTACAGATAGTACATCAACAGTATATTGTCAAGATACAAATGTTGGGAATAATACAATGGTGTTTTATGGTGTTTATGTAGATAATACGACTTATTGTATAATATCGGCTGAAGATGGAACTTGTTAAAATAAGATTAAATTAATAGAAACGAATAATTAAGTAAATTTGTAAAAATTATATAAAATGTCTTGCTCTCAATCAAATGCTGACTTTAAACCAGCAAATTACAATATACAGATATGGAGAAATGATACTTGGAGTCAAGTATTTTTATTGACTGCAAATGAAGTGCCTATTAGTTTAGTAGGTGCTGAGGTTGAGATTCAAGTGCGTAAGAAGCCTAACAGTACAACTGCTGAGTTAACTTTAACTGAAGGTGCAGGTGGAGGTATTACTGTCGGTGGAGTTGATAACAATCAGATTACACTTAATAAACAAGTAGATATTGCTGCTGGAAGCTATGTTTATGATATGGCTATTTTGTTCCCTAATGGCAACGAAAAGACCTATATCTGGGGTAACTTTATTGTTTACGAAGACATAACTAAATTATAATGAGTACAGAGATAACCATAAATCAAGACATAGTAGAAATAAATGTAACTGAAGAAGTAGTTGTAATAGAAGCTCCATCAGGGGCTTATCCTTTGCCTACAGGGGTTTACTCTGTATTCGGTAGGACAGGTAACGTAGTGGCTCAAGAAGGCGATTATACCTTAACTCAATTAGGGGATGTAACTATTACAAGTCCATCAACTGGTCAAGTATTAAAATACAATGGCACTACATGGGTAAATGGGACTGATACAGACACAGGATTAACTTCGGTAGGATTATCTATGCCAAGTGCTTTTAGTGTCGCTAATAGCCCTTTAACGGCTAATGGAACGCTATCGGTAACAGGAGCAGGTACAACGGCTCAATATGTAAGAGGTGATGGTACTTTAGCTACTTTCCCAACGATTGCTCAAGAAGCACAAAGGTTAATTACAGAGGTTTATAATAGCACAGGTGCTACATTAACAAAAGGTACAGTAGTTTATATCAATGGTGGTCAAGGTAACTTGCCAACTGTTACTAAAGCAATAGCTACTGGTGATGCTACATCTGCTCAAACTTATGGAGTTGTTCAATCGGATATTACTAATATGAACAATGGTTTTGTAGTTGCAATGGGTTCTTTAACAAACTTAGATACTCAAATATATCCAGTAGGAACTCAACTTTATTTAAGTGCTACAACTGCAGGTGCTTGGACATCAGTTAAGCAATATGCACCTAATCACTTGGTTTATGTGGGTATAGTTGTTAGAAGCCATCCAACTCAAGGTGTGGTTGAAATTAGAATACAAAACGGATACGAATTAGATGAGTTACACGATGTATCTGCTCAAAGTCCTACTAACGGAGATATTTTACAATATGTAGCTGCTACTGATTTATGGACTAAAGCTGCTGGTACTACAACTAATATTGCTGAAGGTACAAACCTTTATTTTACGGATGCAAGGGCAAGAGCAGCTATTAGCTTAACCACAACAGGCACAAGCGGTGCAGCGACTTATAGTGGTGGCACTTTAAACATACCACAATATCAAGGGGTTTTAACTAACCCTGTAACAGGTACAGGTACAACGAACACTTTACCAAAGTTTACAGGTACAAGTGCAATAGGTAATAGTAATATTACGGATGATGGTTCTTTGATTACTTTAGGTTCTAATAGTGTTGTAAGTGGTAATGTTACAATTCCAAACGCATCATATTATCGGTCATTGACAAGCACAGCAACGACTGTGCGTATGTTAGGAATTAACTCAGGAAATGTTGCTTATGTAGGAGCAATTGATGCAGGACCTGTATCTACTATTTTTAACGCATCTTCTACATCGTTAACGGCTTCTTTTTATACATCAGGAACTGAAAAATTAACTATAAATTCAATTGGTTCAGTTGGAATAGGTACAACAAGTTTGACAGGAATAACTTTAAACATTGCAAAGAATTTAACAGGTGCAACTGCAAGTACACAAGTATTTGCCCAACCTATAATACAATCGGATGTAACAGGAACTGCTATTATTTATAATGCATTCCCATCAACACAAGCTGCTGCATTTACAATAAATAACCTTTATTATTATCAAGCAAATCAAAGCACAATTGGTGCTGCAAGTGCGATTAATACTCAAGTAGGATTTAGGGTAGCATCATCATTAACAGGTGCTACAAATAACTTTGCATTTAGAAGTGAATTAGCTGCTGCAACAAATGTTTGGAATTTATATATGAATGGAACTGCTGCTAACTATTTAGCAGGTGCATTATTAGTTGGAACTACAACTGATGCAGGGTTTTTATTTAGGGTAAATAATGGTACATCAAGATTTAATGGTGCTGCTTTTGCTTTACCATCTTCTAGTGGTACAACACAAACAGGATTAATTCAAAGAATAGGCAATAGCAATTCCCTTGTAAATATAGATATGGGTGGTAATGATTCAGGTGGTATGTGGTTGCAGGTTGCTAATTCAGGCAATTTAGCTGCTACTTATCCTTTAATGCTTAACCCAATTAGTGGTCAAGTATTAATCAATACATCTACAACATCTGCTTTTGCTTTAGATGTTAATGGTACTGCAAGGGTTAGTGGTCAATTAACTGCTAATAGCTTTGTTCCTACATCAAGCACAATACCTACTAATGGAATGTATTTAAGTGGTACAAACACACTTGGATTCGCTACTAATGGTACACTTGATATGGTGCTTGATGCTAATGGTGCTTTAGGAATTGGTACTACATCTTTGACAAATGGCATATTAAGAATTGGTAGAAATATTACTGGCTCATCAAGTTTTAACGCAGTTGATGTGTTTTCAACTGTTCAATCCGATGTTGTAACATCTTATTCATATAGAAGTGTTCCTGCAACTCAAGCTGCAACTTTTTCTACTGACTTAATAGGATTTTTTGCAAGTCAAGGAACAATAGGTGCAGGAAGTACAATCACATCACATACAGGTGTTTTTATTAATAACTTAAATGCAGGTTCTGTATATGGAGTTAGGGTATTAAGTAGTAATAGTGGAAGTTCAACTGCACAAGCATTTAGAGGGGATTTAGCAGCAGGAACTAACGTATGGAACTTATTTATGAACGGAACTGCTAATAACTACATAGCAGGTTCATTGGGTATAGGTACTACAAGTTTAGCAAATTCAAGTTTAAGAGTATCAAGAAATGGAACAGGTGGAACTGCATATTTAGCTATTGATAATCAGACAATTTTTCAATCGGATGTTACCGCAACTGCAGTTGGATATAATACATTTATAGGAACACAAGCAACAACTTTTACGCTGAATGCTTTAAATCATTACAGAGCAACACAAGGCACATTTGGTGCTGGTTCAACAATAACAAATCAATTTGGATTTCTTGTTGATTCAACTTTAATTGGTGCAACTAATAACTATGGATTCTACGGAAATATACCTGCTGCTACGAATAGATGGAATTTATATATGAATGGTACTGCTAACAATTACTTAGCAGGTTCATTGGCGATAGGAACAACAACAATAACAGGATATAATATAAACATTTTTAAATCACTTACAGGTGCTACTACATCACTTGGTGTGATGAATTCAGGAACAGTTCAATCTGATGTTACATTAAATGCTCAATATTATAGTACTTTTTCAAGTACACAAGCCACTACCTTTACATTATCAAATTTAGTTCATTATAGGGCACATCAAGGTACATTTGGTGTTGGTTCTACTGTAACAAACCAATACGGATTTATTGTAGAATCTTCTTTAATAGGTGCTACTAATAACTACGGATTCTTTGGAAACATAGCAAGTGGCACTAACAGATGGAACTTATATATGGCAGGAACGGCTGCTAACTTTATGGCAGGGAACTTAAATATAGGTGCAACTACATCATACGTGGCAACTAAATTAGTTGTAAGCGGAAGTGCTGCTAATGGAGCAATAGTTAGTGAAGATACTGCATCAACAGGTTCGTTTATAAGAATACTCGCTGATACATCAAATGGTAATTTAATTAATTATAGAACTGGAACTGCATTAAGATTTGCAACATCAAATAATGATTTTAGTAGCTTTGCCGAAGCAGCAAGATTTAATTCTTCAGGTTCTTTTGGAATAGGCACAGGTGCATCAATTAACGCTTCAGCAAGATTACAAGTTGATTCAACTACTCAAGGTTTCTTACCTCCAAGAATGACTACTACTCAAAAGTTAGCTATTGGTACACCTGCGGCAGGTCTTATGGTTTACGACACAACTTTAAATCAAATGTCATATTACAATGGCACAACTTGGATAAACTTTTAAAATAATATAAAATGTCAAATTTTCAATGGGTAATCCCACAAGGTGCAATGCTAACAGAATTAGCAATCGACAATCTAACAGATGTAGTAGTACAAGTAAACGCTTATAGACAAATTAGCGATGAAACTACATCAACACAAATCCCTGTATGCGTAGGTTTAGCAGTTCCAACAGAAGGGTTCATTCCTTATGCTGACCTAACACAAGAAATCGTAGAAGGTTGGTTAAACGCAGGTACAGATGTAGCAGCTTTAGATGCTGAACTTGCTATCCAATTAGATAACATTATTAATCCTAAGACAGTAGTATTGCCGAATCCATTTTAGTAGTATATTTGTATATAAAATTAAAACTATGCTACAACTATCAGAAACTCAAGTGAAAGAATTAGAAGCGTTTATACAAACGATTCCAACAGCTTACGGACTTCCTTTATTGCAGTTCTTAGGTAAAATTGCACAAGAGCAAAATCCACCACAAGAAACAAAAGAAGACTAATGGTACATAATAGCAATCAATCGGACTTATTAACTATTCTTAGCGGTACAACCGCATTTATTGGTGTTGTAAATGTTCAACCAGTAGTTAGTCTTATAGCGAGTTTGATTGCTATTATTTCAGGTTTATTTGCCATTCGTTATTACATCAAGGCTGCTAAAAGATTTAAGTAATGTACAAGAATATAGTAATAGCGATATTGGTTATTATTGTATTTCTTTTCATAAAGGATAAATCTGATTACATAGGTCAACCATCGGTTATCATAGATACCGACACAGTTTACCAACAGAAAACTTTTACTAAGTACATCAAAGGGAAATCAATCCCTTTTGTCGTTTTAGACACAACCTACCTTATTGATGAGGTTCACGATACAATTACAATAGTTAAGGATTATAACCAAGTAAAAGTTTATTCCGATACTATGCGCATAGATTCTATTGGATACGCATACATACAAGACACTATCAGTCAAAACAAGATTCAAGGCAGAGGTTTTAGTGCCAATTTTAACCTACCAACGATAACAATTACCAAAGTAATTACTCCAAAGCCTAAAAGCGAGGTTTATTTAGGTGTTTTAGGCGATTTAAGGGCATTTGACAATAAAGTAGGCTTAGGGCTTGGTCTTGGGTTTAAAACGGCTAAAAACGGCTTATTTACAATAAACGCAACTACAAATCATTATTCATTGGGTTATTATAAAAAATTATTCTAAAATGGCATTACCTGTTGATTTTAAAACATTCGCAAAGAATCCTGTTGTAGCTACTTTATTCATCGTTCTATGTGGAATATCTGCATTGTATATTGATGTACGTTCTACCTTTAAAGACCAGATTACAAGCCAAGCGGTTAAGGTGCAAAAATTAGATGAAAAGGTTGACATAATGCAAGTAGCTTTAAGGAGATGCGATTCATCTTTGGCATCTGCAACGGCTAAGTTAAGCACATTAGAAAGTTTAGGTAAAATACAATCTATTAAGTAATGAAATATTTATTATTTATATTTTTAATGGGGTGTACGGCATCAGCTCAAAACCAAAGCGAGGAAACAAAAGAAGACATAGAGTTTCAAAAGTTAATGAATAAAGTAACTCAAACGAATGATTTGTCTGTACAAGTACAAGCAAAGGCGAGTAAAAAAGAAGCGGAGTTGGTACAAAAGGCGGTTGAAACTATAAAAGAATTAAAAAGTGAAGTTACAATATTAAAAACGGAATTAAAAGATGTTAAAGCAACTTTGGATAGTGTTAGTAATGATACTGGTGTCAGTTTCAGGATTTACGCAATACCCAATAATAAAGAAAATTAAACAAGATTCGGTTGTTATAATGACCATTGAGCAAGGCAAAGAAATAAACGCTTTGTATTTAGGTTATAAAAAGACAATAGATTCATTACAAATTAAAACAAAGTATTATGATTCAGCAATTAATCAAATTAGTAAAAAGCAAGATACAATCAACATTTACAGATATCATATCCAAAATACTAAACCAGCCACAGGAATTGACCAAGAGTTCAAAGAAGCCTTTGAGAAAGAAAAAGGGATAAATAGGTTATGGACTTTAGTATTGTTTATGACATTAATACTTATTAAAACACAGTAATATGAAATGGATAGCAAATTTATTATCGGATGAAAGAGGGTCAATTAGCACAAAGAGAGTTATAGCTTTATTGAGTGCTTTGTTTTTATGCATTACTTTATTGGCTAATTCTTTTAGTCATTTAGAAGTAGCACCAAGCGACAAACTTGTTGATGCAGTAATGGCTATATGTATTGCAGCAATGGGGTCAAGCACTATTGACAAATTCTCAACAAAGAAAGATGCCGAATAACGAAAAACGAGCATTTGCAATTGGCTTTACCTTATGGGTAATATTATTAACTTATTTTTTTTATAACGTATGAAACTATCAGCACATTTAGACCTTAGCGAAGTAATTCGTAGTGAATCAGCTAAAAGAAACGGCATTAGCAATATGCCTATCGCTTTACACATTGAAAACTTTAAGCTATTAGCAGAAAAAGTATTTGAGCCAATTAGAACGCACTTTGGAGTGCCTATCCACATATCAAGTGGTTATCGTAGTGTTGAATTAAACAAATGCATTGGCGGTTCATTAACGAGCCAACATTGTCAAGGCGAAGCTATTGATATTGATATGGATTCATCAACAAGCGGAGTAACTAATAGAATGGTATTTGACTACATTAAGGATAATTTAGTTTTTGACCAGCTTATTTATGAGTTTGGTGATAGCAAGAATCCAGATTGGGTTCACGTTTCTTATGAGTCAACAGGTAAACAAAGAAAGCAAGTGTTAAAGGCGGTGCGAGTGAATGGTAAAACAACATACCAAAACTACTAAAATGATAAGCAAAAAAGCTATTGAATTAATAATCAAGCACGAAGTCGGAGGTAGAGCCGTTTATGAAAAAAGATACCAAAAGCCAATTTGGGCAGGAGGTGATTCTGGCTGCACGATAGGTCTTGGCTATGATATTGGTTATGTAACCGAAAAGCAGTTCTTTAGCGATTGGGATGGCTTAAATTTAAACTTTCTTAATGCGTTAAGAAAAGTGGTAGGGATAAAAGGTGAATCGGTTAAATCAATGATGCGTGGCGAAATACTACAAGTTAGGATTCCGTACAATTTTGCATACGATGTGTTCGTTAATAAGTCGCTACCTAAGTATTATGCTATGACTAAAGCAATTTACCCAGAGTTAGACACTTTAAACGAAGACACAAGAGGTGCGTTGGTTTCAATGATTTATAACAGGGGAAATAAGTTAGATGGCGATAGGCGAAAGGAAATGAGAGCAATAGTTGAACTTGTGGCTAAAGCTGATTACGAGGGAATTGCTGACCAAATAGAAAGAAGCAAAAGACTATGGGAAAATGTAGGATTAGATGGATTGGTCAAACGCAGAGAAGAAGAAGCAGACTTGATTCTAAACTCACTAACCTAAAATAAACCTATGGCAACAACAAAAAAAGGCGGAAGCAAAACCACAATGAGTGGTCAAATAGTCTTGGATTATTTAGCTAAATATCCTCAATGGATGCCTTCTAACACTTTAGCTTCTTTGATTATGAAGGAGCAATCAGCACACTTTGACAATCAAGAAAATGTACGTTATTTAGTACGTTATTATAGGGGTAAGACTGGCGAAAGCAAAAGTACAAAAGGAACTAACAAACAATTTATAGAAGATTTTAAACGTACTGCTTCAAACTTTGTGCAGCCACCAACTTGGGTAGAGGAAAAGGTTGTTTATTGTTTGCCGATAGGAATTAAGAAGATGGGTTTTATAAGTGATTTACAAGTTCCATTCCATGACCCTAAAGCTATTGAGGTTTGCTTTAAATACTTACAGGAACAAAAGATTGATTCATTATTTATTAATGGCGATTTAGTTGACTTTTACCAATTGAGTGATTTCCAGAAAGACCCAAGAGTTAGAAAGTTTGACGAAGAATACGAGGCAATAATTGAAATGCTTGGTTTTATAAGAGCAACATTTAGTCAAATACCTATTTACTACAACTTAGATGCGAATCACGAATTTAGGTATGAAAGGTATATGAGAACTAAAGCACCAGAGTTATTAGGGTTGAACGGCAAGTTTGACTTAGAGGAAATCTTAATGCTAAATACTTTTAACATTATTCCGATTAAAAATATAGACCACGTTAAGTTCGGCAAGTTACCTATCATTCACGGAGATACTACATTTAGAAGGGGTAGCGGTGTAAACCCAGCTAAAACTCTTTACGATAGAGTTAAGCAGTCGGCAATTGCTTCTCACGTTCATCAAGTACAATCTTACACAACCAAGAATCAATTTGATGAGGAAGTATTTACTTGCTGGACCACAGGTCATTTAATGCATCCTAATGTGGAATATTGTAAGCACGTTGATAATTACTCACAAGGGTTTGCGATATTAGAAAAAGATGTTGAAGGTTACTACTCGGTGCAAAATAAAAGAATATATAAAAACAAAATTTTCTAATATGAGATACCCTAAAAACTTTGCAAAATTGACACCAATACAACAAGAGCAATGGTTAGTTACTAAACTAATTGAACTGCACAACTTAGAGCAAGAGATTAAATTAACATTAGGCAAAATAAGAGGTGGCGAAAAACTTATATTTAAAGAAATAGACAGACCAGACTTAGCTTTAATGAAAGATGAAGATTAAAGTTATATATCGCAAATTAGGTAGGGAACAAGCACACGGCATTGCTGAAAGTGATGGTGTAGTTTATATAGACTCACGGCTAAAAGGCAAGAAGCAGCTTGAAATCCTGTTACACGAGTGCTTACATATACTTAACCCAATGGATGATGAAGATGCAATTATTGAGAAAAGTGTAACTTTATGTAAGGTTCTTTGGCAACAAGGATACCGAATGGTAGATAATTCTAACGATACACCATTACAAGATGGTTCTAAATAGTTGTTCGTTCATAGTTCCTCACCCCTAAAAAGGTGGGGTTTTTTATATATCTTTGGCTTTCATATTGGAGAACTTAGGTTTAACCCTCGCTATTTCCATAGTGGGGGTTTTTTTATCGCTCATATAAAGTTAATTTATCGCTCATAATAGGTAATATTGTTACTAATTTATATAAAAAAGTAAACCTGTAACTTGACACATATCCCAATAAAGTAAGTCAATTATTTGACTTTTTGACTTATATACCATTTATCCTTATTATTTGCCGTTCATCACATTTATTTAAAATAATTGGCTTGTTTGATAAAGTTATAAGGTTTTACCCTATCTTTGAATCCTAAACCAAAAGCAATATGAAAAATTACACAGAACAAGTTTTAGAATTAAATAAAAGTTACGAAGTAGATTATAAGTATTGGGTAGCTATAAAACCAATTAAAATAACATCTAAGTCAGTAATTTATATTAAAGCAAATGAGAGTATGCAATGGGGTTCACAAGAATATAGATTGTCAATCGACAACTTTAAAAAGAAATTATTTATTTTAGGAAACATTAAACTTATTTAAAACCAAAACAACCAATATGAACAAGCTAAAAACACCACAGGAGAAAGCAAACGAACGCTACAAAGCCGAAAGCATCAAACCTATGTATGCATTTATTATTGTATGCGTGGCATTTTTAATTACCGCAATCCTTCAAAACATTTAACCTATGACACCAATTCAATTATTTATTAAGACATTGGAAATTAAATTATTAACCATGCCAAAAGATGGCTATGTAAAAGAAACAGTACAAGCCTGTTTAGACTTAGCAATAGGCATTAATGAAATCTATGAAAACTCTTATTACAACGTTGGTGAGCCAACAAATCAAGACTAACCTACAAACCGAAGCCGACTCTAAAGGCATAACGCTTAGTAAGTTGGTTTATAAAATCCTAAAACAATATGAGCAAACTAATTTATCAAGAGAAACAACTGAAGTTGCACAAAAGAGCAACAATGCTTCTGGAATTGCTAAAACAAGCACAGGGAAGGCAAAATCTATTTGAGGCTGACCTTGCAGAATGGAGGCGAGGCTTAGATGATACAAGGACAATGATTAGCGAGGAGGACTTGTTAATTAAGATTGCAAGGATGAATGACATCCAGCGCAGAATCCTTAAAAGCTACCATTACCTTATTCTTGACCTTTATACATTAACGGAGGATTTTATGTTACCAATAAACCTTTTACATTTCTAATGAGAGAAGTACACAAAACGTATATGGCAGAACTTGAAATAGAAGTTTTGCGAGAAAAGAACAAAAAACTAAAGCAAGAGATAAATCAATTAAAGGATTTATTAGACAAACATTTAAACATAAAAACAATACGAATGGACAAAGAACAACAAAAGGAATATGCAATCCAAATGGCTGAAAAGATATGTAATTACTACCAGATTAAATATGGACAAATGATGTCCAAATATAGAGGTGAGGAGGTTACTTTGGCAAGGCAAATGACTATGTATTTTACTAAGGAAAAGACAGAATTAAATGGCGAGGAAATAGGCAAAATCTTTAATAGGGATAGAACAACAGTATTGCATTCAATCTCTAAGATTCGTGGACAACTCTCAAATAAGTTTGATGATACCATAAAAAAGGACATTTTCAACTTAAATGTGTTACTTTAATTTGGTTATTAACACTAAAGTACCTAATTTTAAACTCTAAAACCAACCAATATGAATGACCAACAACTGGCTAAAAAGCCACAACTTTCGTACACGAAAGACCAAGTAGAGTTGATTAAATCGCAGATTGCTCCAGAGGCAACAGTTGATGAACTAAAACTCTTTTTGTACCAAGCACAACGCACAGGACTTGATGCATTATCAAGACAAATTTATTGCATCCATCGTAATGTAAAAACACCAAATGGATGGAGTAAAAAAATGACCATACAAACAAGCATTGATGGATTCCGAGTAATCGCTGAACGTAGCGGAAACTATGGTGGACAAAGCGAACCAATCTTTGTAGAACAAGATGGCAAGTTAATTTCTTGTAAGGTTTCAGTATTTAGATTTCACGGAGAAACAAGGTATGAAGCATCGGTAGGAGTAGCTTATTGGGATGAATATTGCCAAAGAACAAACGATGGCAAACCAATGGGTTTATGGGCAAAGATGCCACATACAATGTTAAGTAAAGTTGCGGAGGCATTAGCTTTAAGAAAGGCTTACCCACAAGATTTAAGCGGTCTTTACACAGGCGATGAAATGGCACAATCAACAGAGGAAACTCCAGCCTATATTAAGACGCACGAAAACTTAGAGGACTTAGAGTTAGCGATTGATTTATGCATAAATACTACCGAGTTAAGCCAACTTTATGCACTAAATAGCGAACTTGCAACTAAAGATGTAACTAAATTATTTACCAAGAAAAAACAAACTTTATGACACCAATAAATAAACTTTGGGATTTAAGAGAGAATGTTAAGTTCTGGAATTACAAAGTAGATACAAGCTACCCACATAACGCAAAGGAAATGATGGATAAGCTAAACGCAGCAAAGGATGAACTTAAAAGACATAAATTAAGATATTTCCCAGAGTTGTTAGACCAACCTAAAAGAAATTACATACCTTATAAAATGTTAGCTGATAAATTTGAAGTATTTGAAAACTATTTAAACGATTAATTATGGATGAACAAGAATTAGAACAGGATAGACAAACAGAAATCCAAATAGAACAAGAACAAATTAATAAACACGAAAACTAAAAACAATGATTGTACTAAACATTTGCAAAGAAGAAATTAACTGGAAGGAAGCTAAAAACGGCAAACACTACGCAAACGTAGCTACCGACTTTTTAAAGCAACCAGATGAAAAAGGAAACACTCACACTGTATGGAACAACCAAACCCAAGAGGAAAGAGCAGAAAAAGCTAAGAAAAACTATTGTGGTAGAGGTAAGCAAGTTTCTTATAACGCACCAACAGGTAAAAAAGAATTTGCCGTAAACCAACAAGAAAGCGAGGACGATTTGCCCTTTTAGAATGTGATATTTTAATTACCATTTTAATTCATTATATTTGTATAAAATAATAATATGAAGCAATGTTTTAAATGTAAAGAAATAAAGCCTTTAGATGATTTTTATAAACATCCTAAAATGCCTGATGGTGTAGTAAATAAATGTAAAATATGCAACAAAAAGGATATTTTAGAAAATTATAATAAAAATAAACTTGACCCTAATTTCATATTAAAAGAAAGAAAAAGGGGTAGAGAAAAATTTCAAAGGCTTTATTCAGGTAAAACTCATAATAATTATAAAAAACAAATAATTTATAGAGATAAATATCCTGAAAAAATAAAGGCTGCAAGAAAATCGCAAAGTATGAGTAAGTATAAGCCATTTGAAGGAGCAGAAAAACATCATTGGTCATATAATGAAGGACATTATAAAGATGTAATATGGTTAAGCACAAAAGACCATAATAAGGCACACAGATTTATTATATATGACCAAGAAAGAATGATGTATAGAAGGATTGACAATCTTCAATTGCTTGATACTAAAGAATATCACGAAGGTTATATTAAATCAATAATATTAACTGAAGAAGATTAAACCATTCTAACCCCCACGTTGGGCGATAACGTTAAGCGCAAATTTAAAACCTACCAATATGAGAGCAGTAACCATTACACAAATTGACCCTAACGAATTAAAAGATATTATTGAAGATTCTATGTTTAGAGTATTATGCAAACAGAAACATAATGATATTATTAAGTTAGAAATTAAAATTAAACAATTAGAAAAACTATTAAAAACCTACAACTATGAGCCAAAACCAACAAATCGCAAACTACCTAAATAAAGGTAGAAAATTAACCCCTATTGATGCTTTAAACAAGTTCGGATGCTTTAGATTAGCAGCACGAATAGCAGACCTTAGAAACGATGGAATGAACATTAAAACTACCATTGTTAAGCTAAAAAATAAGAAGCAAATAGCACAGTATTCAATTAATTAGTTTAACTTTGTACAAAGGATGTAGGATATCCTAACTAAAACTTATTGGCTCAAAGCTGAAACCCTAATCCTACTGGGGTGGATGCCGAGAGCCTTTTTTATTTTATGGCTAAAGACCCAGCAGTGTTATTTTACAC